AAACATATAATATTATCCTTAAAAGGGAGCTGTGTGGTATGTGGTGGTGACACAGCCCCCATCTAAGAATTATATCATCGTTTAAACCAAGAAGGAAGACCTAAATGTTGACGTTTGTCGAACATGTTATCCTTCGCTCCTGGAGTCTTACGATTATTATAATGCAGAAAAACTTGTACGCATTCTTTACCTTTGAATTTTTCTCTCCAATGTTCTAGCTCACAACCTCTATAGACCAGCATATCTCCTGGTTTTAAATCAACTTTAACACCTTTTGCTTTGCTAATAGTAGTTATTTTTTTACCGTCAGGTACACCTACATTTTCGTTTGGACTTAAATATATTGGCCAATCATCACCACCTAGATTCATCGTAGTAGATATCTCACAAGAGAACCTATCCTTGTGTCTTTTTAATTCATCACCTTTTTTATATATTCTGGCATATGTATAAGCAGGATATAATTTTAATCCTGTAGCTTTTTCCATTCCTGGTTGACATTTTAATAATAAAGTTTCCATAGCTATATTAGAATACTGACAATATGTATGTGGTATCTGTCCATCTGCTTCTTCATACTGACCTATAATATTTTCAAAAGGTGAAAAGTATCTATGCTTTCTACAAGTATCATAAACTTGTTTTTGCATTCTAAAATAGTTTGCAATAAATATTGCTAAATCTTTTGATATTGCTTGACGAATAACTGCGTATTTATTTTTTTTAAACATCTTTAGCCATTCCTTTTGGCACCGCTTGTATATTCCAATGTATGAACCTAAAAGGTTCTTTACCAAAATCTACCGCATATTCATGTTCTAAATATCCGGGAAATATAATTAATGTACCTGGTGTAGGTTTAAAATGTATTAACTCACTACCACCCCATACACCTTTCATATTTGGTTTCATTTTTAATTTAGTTGCACGTGCCCCGGTCCTTGGTTCGTGAAATATTGGATATGATGTTTTATCACTACACTTTAAAAAATAAAAACCTGATACATGTTGATTCCAATGTATGTGTGCAGAGTGGTGGCCGCCACCTTTTTTAGCAAACTCTTGTACCCATAATTCAGAAAACATAGTTGTGTATTCTGACATATCATAACCCTGATGGTCTAGATACTCCCAAGATTTTTGACCAATGTAATTTCTAAAATCTAGAAAATCATTGTCAGCTGTTAGTGGTGTTGAGTGATATGATCTTCCAAAATCTCCGTGTTCTTTTATAAATTTTTTTTCTCTTTTACGAGCATCAGCAATGTATTTATTGCTCGCTTTGTTTAATGACTTAATAAATTCTGGTTTTTGTTCTGACCAAATGGTTGTGTTAAAATAATTATTTATATACATTATCTAAATGGCTTTCCTAAATGCCAGACAACAAGACTATATCTTGTGCCTGATGTTACTGGTTTAACTCTATGCCATACAAATGAAGGAAATACAATGATAGAACCTTTTGGTAATATTTCTTTACATTGTACTCTATGCTTCGATTCATCTCGCATATGTGGATCATAGTTTCTAAAATCAAACTCTAATTCTCCGCCTCTGTATTCTGAACCATCTGTTAACTGACAAGTCATAGATAGTTTTCTAATTCTGCCGTGCTCTGGATTGTTAGGGTCTTTTCTATCATAAGGTTTGTTCCAACTATCACAGTGCCAATCATAGTATTGATTTAATTTATATTTTGTAAATTGACAAGCTTCACTTCTTTCCCAATCAAAATTCCAACCAGCGTTTCTATTTGCTTCATGAACGTATGGGTGTAATTCTTTATATATCCAGGTATCACTAAGCCATACCAGATCAGACTTTCTTTTTATTTGTATATTTTTAATATCTTCTTTATTTAATTCTTCTTTGTCATAGCCACCTGTTCTAGCCATTGATTCTTTCTGTTGTAATGCATATTGTATAACGTCATCACAGAATCTAGGTGTCAATGCAGATTTAAAATACCAATAATAATTAGATATATTCATATAATATAGTTTGAATGGAATTTAAACTATCCTTTTGATTATTGGTTATGTAATACATATTCGTTGATGGAAACATTATAAATTTATTATTCTCTAATGGTATATCCCAAGACCTACCTTTACGTCTATTATCTTCATAATCTATTCTAACCATACAATTTTTAACTTTAACACCATACAATAATGTAAAATCTGGTGAGTTTCGTAAATCTACAGGATCCACATTTATAAAAGGTTGTGATATTTCTCCAGGTTTATAGATGTTACCAAAAGTATCTTTGTTGATTAAATTAATATTATATTCAAGATTAATATGTTCTCTAATATATGTATTTAACATATCCCAAGTTCTTGAAAATGGAAATTTTATATTTTGAATTTTTGATTTTAAAATATCTTCTTGTAATCTATCTCGGTCAATGTCCCAATCTTTGGGCATTTTTACATCACCATAATATAATGCTATTTCAGATAATACTTTCTTTTGCATACCACATACCTTTTTAAATTATGCCATTCCGTCTGTCAAGTCCCAAGATTGGCCTTCTTCATTCCAAGAATAATTCCAAGAGTGTGTTCCAGCTGAGTTTTGTGATTCTTGTTCAGCAGTTAATGCAGGAGCATCACCAATCGGTGATTTCCAATTTGCAGTTGAAATATCTTTTACCCAAGATGTATATGGTTTTTTAGGCCAGAAGATCTGATCATCTTCGTCCCAAGTATAACCTATACCTGCATAGTTTCCTCTAAATGCTTTTGAGTCATCTCCGGAATTATGTTTGTTAGCTGATGTATTATAAGATGTTTGAATCCACATTTGTGCAGGCCAATTATTGTGTAATTCTAAATATTGTTGACCTACTGTTTCATCTTCAACACCATCAGCATTTTTCATATCTTTGTTATCAAGTGTTAATACTTGAATAACTTTTCCGTTTGATCCTAGTTTTGCAAAATGTGCCATAATGTTTCTCCTTATATATTAATTTTAATTACCATTCAACTATTGAAATTTATATCTTATTATAACAATTCCTGAACCACCTGCACCACCACTAGATCCTGGAGCAGGCACTGCGCCACCTCCACCGCCACCACCAGTATTAGCAGTTCCATTACCACCAGGAGAACCACTTGGTCTTGTTCTTCCTACTCCTCCTCCACCTACACCAGCAGTTCCACCATCAACACCACTTTGGTCACCTGAACCACCGCCACCACCAGAAAAATATTTAGCACCTGAAACAGGGCCTGGTGTTCCGTTACACCCTGCAAAACCAGCTTGAACTACAAAAGAACCTGCTCCACCAGCACCTCCTGGAGTTGGAGAACTTGGCCCTGCAGGACTTCCTGCAGCTGCTGCTCCGCCACCACCAGCACCACCTGCTGGACCATTACCACCTGGATTTCCTTGAGGTGGACTTACTGGAGGAGTATTACCTGTACCTCCTGTTGGATTAGAACCTCTACCACCACCACCAGATCCACCTGGACCTGCGGCTACGGGTGAGGCACCACCGCCACCACCTCCTGTTGACGTAATTGTTGAAAAAACTGCAGGGTTTCCATCACTACCTTTATTGGCAGTAGCACCTGCTGGATAACCTGCACCTCCACCACCCACTGTAATTGGAAAACCTGTTGCTGAAATGGGTAAAGCAGTTGGTGTTGCTAATGGTGAAGTTTTGTCAGCCGCCATACAAGTTGCATTAGCTAATCTAAAACCACCTGCTCCACCGCCACCACCTGCGTCTGCTCCACCGCCACCACCACCAGCTACTACTAAATAATCTACTGTATTAGAACCAGCTGCATTACCAGCACATGATACGCAAAAAGTACCTGGTCCTGTGAATGTATGAATTTTAAAATTACCACAAGTTGTTATAGTCCCACCTGTTGCTACTAGAAATGAAGCACCTATTTGACCTGTTGTATCATCATTAATAAGTGACCAACCTTTTGTCGAATCCATAAAAACAAATGTAACTGATAAACCGTCTGTTTGGAGATCTGTATTTTCTGCTACTCCATCCATATTAGAACCATTTCTAGCTATTGTGACTTTATTAGTTCCAAATGTTCTAGCATAATCTTTTATTGCAACCACATTTCCAGCACTTGGTGATGAAGGTAACGTTACCGTTATAGCTCCACCTGTTGTGTTTACAAAATAACCTTCTCCATTAGCTGCTGTAAAATTAGCAGTCTTAATAGATGTTTGCCAACTAATTCCACCTGTTGCACCAAAACCTGTTTGAGATGCTCCAGATCCTAGAGTTACTGTATCTCCAGATGCACCAATAGTTATAGTGTTACCAGACTCTTTTATGATGTCTGCTCCACATGTGTTTTGTATTGTATTTACTTTAATTGTACTTGTCATAATTATTGAAATTTATACCTTATCATTACTATACCTGAACCACCAGCGCCAGCAGTTGTTCCTGGAGCATCACTTGGGTTTTGACCGGCTCCACCGCCACCACCACCTGTGTTAGCAGTTCCTGCAGTAGCTCCTGATGCATCTCCACCACCATTTGAACCTGTACCTCCACCACCAGTTCCACCTGTTCCTCCAGTTCCACCAGATCTATTTCCACCACCTCCACCACCTGCAAAATTAGTCGCTGGACTACCCTTTACACCTGGATTACTTGGACCTATAATTTGTGTTGAAGCACCCGCTCCACCATTACCACCATTTCCTGCTGGTGCGTTAGCACCTGCTGCAGTTGCTCCACCGCCACCACCTGCGTGGTTTTGTGGATTGTTTAAACTATTTCCACCAGAATTTCCTTGTGGGGGACTAACTGGAGGTGTGTTACCTGCACCGCCAGGATTATCACCATTAGAGCCTCCTGATCCTCCTGAGCCTCCTGCTCCACCATGTTGGTTGGGCCCACTTGGACCTACGGCTCCACCTCCGCCTCCACCTGCTGATGTTATAGTACTAAAATCAGAATTTGATCCTTTCCTTGAGGCTGGATCTGGGGTGCTATTTGTACAATTTGAAGCTCCTCCAGCACCAACAGTAATTGGAAAACCTGTTTCTGAAACTGTTAAACCTGAATCTGATGCAGCTAATGGACTTGCAGTGTAAGAGTCTATTGGACTATTTCTACCTTCTCTAAAACCTCCTGCTCCACCTGATCCTCCGTGGTTCCTTCCACCACCACCGCCACCAGCTACTACAACATAACTTACTTTGTTTTGTGCTGCGCACGGTGATACAGCGGACACACAAAAAGTTCCTGGACTTGTAAATACGTGTGTTTTAAAATCTCCACAAGTAACTATTGTTCCACCTGTAGCAACAATAAAATTATTTCCTGTAACATTTTCAGAAGAATCATTAACTGTTATCCATCCCTCTGTTGAATCTACAAAAACAAGTGTTACCGATTGACCTTCTGTTGAGAGTGAAACTGAAAGATTTTGACCACCAATTTTATCTGAACCATTTGGAGCTATTGTTAAATTATTTGTAGCAAAGTCACCTCCATAATCTGCAAAAGCAACAATTGCTCCAGCACTTCCTGCAGGTAAATTAGCAGTTACGGCTCCGCCATTTGTGTTTACAAAATACCCTTCGCCATCTGATGCTGTAAAAGTTGATGTTTTAATACTTCCCGTTTGCCAATCAACAGTTCCTGTTCTTCCAAATCCTGTTTGACTAGCACCACTAGCTAAAGTTACAGTTCCACCAGATCTACCAAGAGTTACAGTAGTTGCATCCACTACGGCAGTTTTACAAGCTCCACCACCAACTGTTACAGTTGTGCCTGATTGTTGTGTTATTTGATCTACTTCTATTTTACTCATAATTTACCTATTGAAACCTATACCTTATTATTACAATTCCGCTACCTCCTGCACCACCATTGTGTAAAGCTGGACCGCAACCTGATACAGGCCCTCCAGTTCCTCCTCCACCACCACCGCCAGTGTTTGTTGATCCTGCAACTGCTAAAGTCGGGCCACAACCTACTCCGTTTCCACCACCACCAGATCCTCCAGCGCCTTTAGTATTTGGTGAGGGAGTTGCAGCTCCACCTCCACCACCTGCTCTTGCAGTTGGTGTTGCATTAATACTTGATGTTGCCCCATTACCTCCAGCACCACCAGCTGAACTTGATGCGTTTACTCCTGCTGCAGTGGCTCCACCACCGCCTCCAGCACCACCATTACAATGACCATTACCTCCATCATTTCCTTGAGGTGGAGTTGTCGATGGGGTATTACCACTCGCACCTGCTCTAGGGGAGTCTCTTCCTCCGCCACCACCGGATCCTCCAGATGTTGCTCCTTTTAAATGACCTCCGCCACCTCCAGCAGAAGTTTTAGAAAAACCTGATGAATTTGAACCTGATGAACCTGGAGTGCTAGGAAAAGGAGATGTTGCACCGGCACCACCTCCACCAATTACTATTGGATAAGCTTGCACTGATACAGGAACTCCACCAGTAGCAGATAATGGAGATGAGCTATACGTACAAGCAGGGGCTTTAGATTCTCTAAATCCTCCAGCTCCGCCTCCGCCTCCGCCATCGCCACCACCACCTCCGCCACCAGCGACTATGATATAAGAAATTGCATTACTTCCTGCTGCATTACCAGCATTTGATACGCAAAAAGTTCCAGGACCTGTAAAGGTATGTACTTTAAAATTTGTGCAAACAGTAGTTACAGTTCCACCTGTTGCTGCCACAAATTCTGGCGCTGGAACTTCTGATTGTAAACCTGAATTAGTTACTAACCAACCTTTTGTTGAATCAGCGTAAACTAAAGTTACTGCTATTCCCTCTTCACTAATAAGAGGGTTAATTGTTTCTCCTCCTACTGGTTGAGAATTTCTATTAATTGTTAATCCGTTGGTATCAAATGTATTTGCATAATCTTTAATAGCTACAATATCACCTGCACTTGGTGAAGCTGGTAAAGTCATTGTAACTGTTCCACTTGTGGTGTTTATAAAATAACCCTCACCACTAGCTGCAGTAAAATCAGATGTCTTAATTGATGTTTGCCAATCAACAGTTCCAGTTCTACCAAATCCTGTCTGTGTTCCATTATTTGTTATTGTTGCACCAGCAGGAATAACAAACGAATCTCCACTATCTCCTAATGTAACCGTTCCACAATTTGTTCTTGGACTTATTTTATTTACTTTTACTTCACTCATTATATTACAACTACCGTTCCTGTTATCGTTTGTGTTCCAGTTATAGTTACTGGTCCAGCTAAAACTCCAGACGCAACTGTTTGATCTTGTGAAAGCGTTGTAGCATGTGTAACTAAATAATCTGTAGCTGTCATAGATGGAGACATAGCTCTCGATGCTGGTAGTGTACAAAATACATTTTTAGTACCTG